CGGTTTTTGATAATAAAGTAAGTGGAAAATGTAAGGAATCTGCCTTCTCAGTTAGATCGGTTATATTTTTCTGCATTCCTGCATTAACTTCCGCCAAATTCGTCTCTGTCCACGCTGTTGCATCCCAGGTCCCTGTTGTTTCTTTTGTAGCTTTATACAGCTTTCCCTCATAGATGCACAAGTTCCCTGCAGCATAATTTTCTGCAGGGACATATTCATTTGAGAGCATTGCTCTTGCTTTTTCGTCCTTAAAATATACCGGAGTTCCTCCAACATAACTGCCTTTTGCTTCTGCCATTCTATACACTCTCCTTTTCCGTTGTGCCAATGCTCAGCATTTCATCATCTTTCAAATACGACGCATACGTCTGTGGCATATAAATCATTTCATCCTTTACATAGATGTATTTAATTGCATCAATCTGGTTCTGAAGTCTTGTTTCTGCTTCACCATCCAGCTGGCCTTTCATATGCTCAATCCATGTATTCACCAGCCCTGTTGCCTGTTCAAGATATGTGTTAATATCCTGCTCATATTCTCCATAGATATCTTTTAGAGTTTCTTTATACTCCGCAAGATATGTGTCAAACTGAGCTTGAATCTGTGAAAAATCTATGTTTTTTACTGTACTGCTCACATATCCGCATAGATCCGTATCCGCTCGCGTATCTGTGATATTTGCTTGTGTCACTTTTACCGCTCCGGCTTTTACATACACTTTCGCTACTACCAACTGATACACTCCATTTTCACGAACAGGATCCTTTGCAACCGGTTCACTGGAATATCCTCCAGTTACAAGCTTTGCAGTTATATCCCTCTCAATATCATTTCTTTCAATGACCACTGTATCAATTCGATCATATGTCGCATGTGCTGTTTCAACCGTAAAACTCTGTTTTTCTGCAAAAAATCTGACTTTTCCATCAATATTTGAATATCCTCCTGACATCTGGATATTCATATCTTCTGTTGCTGTTACCTGACAGTCATTTAAAAAGACACCCGTCAGGAAAAATTTTTTCAACAGGTGTTCAAAACTATCTGCATCATATACACGATCCTTATTTTCGCTATTGTAAAAAAAAGCGTGTTTCAAAGTATCTGATGTTGTTGCCATTAATTATCACTCCAATCTATAGTTTCCGGAAGTGGAGTCCCAAACGTCGGAACAATTCTCATTCCTCCATACTCATATATCTCTTGAATTTCTGTTATTCGAAGATCCTGCGTTATTCCCCAGGCTTTCTTTTTTACCGTGACAATATCACCCAGATTATAATTTTCTTTGTATTTAAAATTGATATCTGCACCTGTATCACATTCAAAAGAACCTGATAAAGCATTATCCTCCAGTGCCTCTATTCCTCTTTGTCTGAGTTTCTCTTTGTATTCTTCATCTGTCAGTTCATCTGAACGTATGTCTTTTGCATCAACAAACAGTTCTCTTCGATCTAAGCCAGAAGTTTCTCCCACCTGTACATAGACACGTGCATTTCCTTCTCCTTCACCACCTACATACACCACATTTTTATACAGCTGTTCATTTTCTCTGTATATGGTGTTGTTCAAATTGTTATATGCTTCTGAAAAGATCACACGGTTATTAATTCCTTGTGACACAGTTCTGCTGTTTCCTCTGTACACTTCAAACACCAGTTTTTTTGAATCGAAATGTGGACGAATACGAAATCCCAGACCTGATGATTTTGCAAGCTTTTCCTCATATGTAAGGAGATTTTTGTATGTTGCCTGAAAACTCACTGTTTCTTCAAAACCCATGATATCTCCCAGCTCTACCAGCGGTATCTGTTCAACGCCCGCCAACAACTGACGCATTGCGACTTCTACTTTCCCAGAAAATTGTACTGTCGGACGGATCAGTCTTCTATCCATATAAGATGATAAGAATCTTCCTTTTGCCGTTATTTCATTTTTTGTACTACTCTCTTCCAGCATCCGATCCTCAATAACTCCAGCCTCTGCAGCTCCCTTCAGCCACAGCAAATTACCTCTCTGTGTCAGTTTCAAATTGTCTTCTGTGATCGGAGCATGCAATTCAAATGTTCCTGGTTCAAAATATTTCCTTGTCCAAATTAAAGAGGTCTGATTTTCCATCACACCTCTAAAATTCAATACACTGTCATATACTCTGATTTCCATTTATACCCCCAGATATCTGTATCTGAACGATACAATAACCGTCATATACTTTTCTCCACTGGCCGCAGAATATCCAATGGTGTTTTTTCCTCTCATAAGCTGGATAAATTCTGAATCTTCCGTTATATACTCATTAATCTCCGTCCTGACCCCCTCACGAACCACGTAGGCATGCTTATTATTTGTTCCCGTCGTAATTATCACCTGATCTCCTAAAGACAGATTCAGTGGCTTCACAGACGTTCCTACGCTTATTGATTCTCCCTGTTCCACATGTGTTATGGATGGATTTGATACTGGACCAGATGCTGTTATCGTTATGGTAATTCCAACATTGTCTGCAGCACTGGAATTATCAATCGTTTTAAGTTTTTCTTCAACTCTTGCTCCGAATTCTTCTCCACCGCTCACAAATTCATGCTGCCATTCCCACAACGCATTCCATCCCGCCATGGTAACTTCAATATCACTTGGTCCCGTAAAGAATGGATCCGGGCACAGAAGGCTCACTGTTGCCATTCTTGCCCTTGTTTCTGATCCGATCGTAACCGATTCCACATAATATTCTATTGTCCGAATTTCTTCGTTCTCAATATATGTGAATAATCCTTTACTTTTTGGTTTGAACAAGTTATACAACAACGTTCTGTTTTCCATGTGATTGGAGCCTACATTATCACGAAGCGTAAGAACTATATTTCTCATCTTCGTCGTAGACCCCTGAAATGTTGCTCCATCAGTCATTGTATTTTCTGATGTCACAACATTGTTTTCCACCACATAGATTCCATCACAGTTTTCCAGCAAAAAAGGTGAAAATGAATCTGAAAATGTTACCTCCATTCCATCTTCATTGCTGCAGATTATTTTTCTTTTTTCCATATCAGACTCCTCTCATGGCCAGCACCATCCCTCTTGTGGCATTTCTGGTCTGCCGTGCCACTTCTGATGGAGTAAGCTGTGTTGGACTATATATAGATATATTCTGCGTATATCCTGAATTTTGCGTCTCTACACCTGCTGCCAGCGTCCCATTCATCGATCTTCCAGATTTTACGATTCCCACTTCCAGATTTGTCTGTAAAGTTCCTGTTGTCTGATCTGTCAACGATTTCATCGCATCTGATATTGGCGAAGAATACTTTGTTATACCATCTGCAATTCCGGCCGGAATCCATTTACCAACCTGATCTCTCATGACTCTTGATGGAGATTTTATGCCCAGGAAGTCCTTTGCCGCATCCAGTGCTTTTTTCGCTGCTTTCTTAGCAGCATCAGCAATTGCACCAGCTGCTGATGTGATTCCTTTTGCAATTCCATCCACTATATTTTTTCCAAGCGACTTCCATTCAAAGTTTTTAAATTCATTTACAATTCCTGTTACTGTTTTAGCCGCACTTTCAGCTGCATCCGGGATTTTTTGAATAATTCCCGCTATCAGCTCTCCAATTAATTCTATTCCAGATTGTAGCAAATCCGGCAGATGATCCGCTATTGTCTGCACCAACTGAATTATAACTTTTGTCGCTGCTGTTGCTACGGATGGTAAACTATTTATGATCCCCTGTACCAGTTCTAACAGCAATTTAATTCCAGTTTGCAGGATAGTTGGCATATTGCTCATAAAAAATCCTACAAATCTGCTGAGCAGAGTTCCAGCAGACATTATAAGCTGTGGCAGATTGCTCAGAATTCCATTCACGATTACAGATACAATTTCTACTCCCTTTTGTAGTACATCCGGTAATTTTTCTGTAATTGCATTCAGGATCGAACCTACGATATTTTCGTCACTTCCAAGCACCTCAGCTCCGAATACATCAATAGAATTTCTGAGTCCAGTTATCAAATTATTCGCCGTCTCAGCCCAATCCATTGTTATTAGCGAATTTGCCAGCGCAGCAAATAATTTTAGTGCTCCTTCCGCAATATACGGTGCAGTCTGCGCAATTCCAATAATTAGCTCACTTACAATGTCCACTCCCAATTGAATGATTTCATCCGTATTGTTGGATGCCACATTCAGAGCCTGTATAATCATGCTTCCTGCGCCTGTAAGGACCTGTGGGAAGCTTTTTAGCACATTGCCCACCATTGGTATCATATTGCCTACTACAAATGTATATACAGACTGTTGTAGTTCATTAAGGGATGGCGCAATATCCTTCCCAAGTGCAAGATTTCCCAGTACATTTTTTCCCGCTGCCTTCATTGCTGCCAATGATCCAGAAAATGTAGTTGCTGCTTCTTTCGAAGTTGTTCCAGTAATGTCAAGTTCTCCCTGGATCACATGAATTGCACTATATACATCTGAAAGGTTCGATATATCATAATGCACTCCGCTTATCTTCTCGGCATCTTTTAACAGCCTCTGCATTTCCGTTTTCGTTCCGCCATATCCAAGTTTCAGGTTGTCCAGCATTGTATAATTCTGTTTTGCAAATCCCTGGTATGCATTCTGAATATCCTGCATATTCGTTCCCATTTTATTTGCATTGTCAGACATGTCTATGACGGCCATATTTCCAATTTCCGCAGCTTTTGCAGTATCTCCTCCAAGTCCCTGCAGCAATGATGCGGAAAAGCCTGTGATCGTCTCCATGTAGGCATTTGCGGATAATCCTGCTGTTTTATACGCTTCATCCGCATATTTTTTCACAGTATCCGCGCTGTCCTTAAAGAGAGTTTCTACGCCTCCGATCGACTGCTCCAGTGCGGCGCCTTCCGACAGCGCCGATTTGACTGCTGCTCCAATTCCTGCTGCCGCTATTAATTTTTTTACAGTTCCTGTAAAGTTTTTCCCCCAGGAACTCCCCGTTGAATTTCCGGAATCCCCAAGTTCTTTTCCAATTTTTTCTTTTATTCCTTTTGCAGATGGAATAATCTGCACATATGCTTCTGCCAGTGTTGGCATTTATTCCACCCCCTCCAGTATTCTGCGGCGAGTTTCTTCAAATTCTTCTGCTGTCTCAAATGACACTAAAGCTCTGTCATTCTGTTTCTCCAGCAGAATGTCTATGAGTTGCTTTGGTTTATTGACTCCATTTATTCCATCTTCCGTCTGTGCCCATACCAAAAAAGACAGCCTATCAACTGCTGCTGCCAATAACAAAATGTCCGGAGCATTTTGGGCTCCGGACATCTTCATCTTGATCCTTGATGTATCCCTCAATCCGATCACAAGCGTTGCCAGCAGATCAACCGGCAATGCCCTATAGTCAAAAATTCCATATGTTTCAGCCAGATCACATATCACAGCATCTCTGTCTATTTCCAACATACCGGCGAGGGTTAAGAGTTTTTTCCTTTTTCTCCCATGGCTTTAAATACTTCCATGATGGTCTCACCTACTTTTTCAATCGGTACCCGCCCCTTCTCATCGCGAACAGCATCGTAAATTTCTTTTCTTTTTTCACCGAAAAGCAGCTTGCAAATTTTTGAAAGCACCATCGGATCATTTTCGTCCTCTGCCAGTGCATCCACCAGTTCCATATCATTCATGACACTCATATCAACTTCGATTTCTACGCCGCATGATAATTTCATTACACTTCTCCTCCACTTATCATATACTCATAGTGTGTGTTTCCGTCTGTGTCTGGAACCGCACTGATTGTGGTCTCATATCCTATTGCAGAATCATCCTTATATGTGATGTCCCCAACACCAGTGACTCCTGCATTAGGAATTACTACCCTTTTTAGGACATTTCCCTGCATGATCATATCAACTACCCAAGCGCAGGATTCCTGAGCATCACTGTTTGCTACAATTTTAATACCGCTGCTTAATGTACCGGTTACATTCTTGTCTCCGTACACTGTTTTCAGTACCTCTGTATTTATTGCCTCAATTAACGTAAATTTAAACGTATCTGGTTTTTCTGTCTGCAGATTAAGTACTGTATCGCCTCCCCAGGCTTTCACTTTGCTAGTCTCTGGGCTATTGCTATTCGTAAGGCCGTCTTCGGATATATAGCCTAAACTTTTGAATGCCTCATCCAACTGAGTTTTTGCATCTGTCGGAAGAGTCGTGCCCAACGGTGCTCTATAAATTGCTCCACCTTTCTTCGGTTTTCCTACACTTACATTCTTTGCATCTGACATTTCTATACCCCTTTCAATAATATTTCACATCAAATACAGCCTGATATCTGTATTTTTTCATTCTTGTATCTGTATAGTTGTAATCGCTGTTCAATTTCACCGAGCATACATCCGGAACATCTTCTGCCATTTGTTCCATGGCATTCTTAACTTTTTCATTTAATTCTGCTGCTTCAAATAAAGATCCCGCATATGCTTGCACTGCTACCACAGCACCTTTTATATGGTTCACCTTACTTCCTGACGTTTTCTCTACAACTACAAAAGATTCCGGTTTTTTTTCCGGAATCTCTGCATATACCCCAGAATCAATTTTTGATTCTAAGTATTCTACTATTATCGTTTCAATCATTTCCAAGCGCCTTCAAAAGTGTGTTATTTTTTGCATTATCAATTTTTGCAATGATAGATGTTGCTTTTACCGCTGCTCCAGATCTTTCAGGGTAGTTTCTATCCTCTACGGTGTATCCCACTCCTGCTCTTTGTGCCACCCTCTGAGCCTGTTTTCTACACTCTTCCTGGATTTCATCTGATCGTAATAATTCCTGAATTCCTTCGGATTTTAGAACCACCTTTACTTTACTCATATTTTTCTACTGTCACCTTCTTATTCCACTTCAGCGGTATCATCTCCTCAATTCCCTGTATAGGGAATCCAACCGTATGCCATTTTGCTCCGAAAAATTCAACAATTCTGTTTTCCCAGTCATGCGTATCCGTTTTGGGAATAGCTAACGTATATACAGCCTTTTTACCGCTCAAATTTGTTTGATTTATAATATCTTCCGTAGATACTGGCGCAATCAGCACATTATCGACTTCTACCGGTATTTCTTTATACACTGGTCTGTGGAACGCATCTTCATCGATCTGCACCTTGTCATACAGAGTTATCGTTATCCCCTTGATCGCAATCATATATTTCCATCACTCCATATCTTTGTCTTCTCAACCCCAGTCTCGCCAATTCAGATTTTTTAATGAATAACCCGCCTCCTGGTACAAGATATGTTCCTGACAATGAATATCCCAGCGCAGATTGGGTCATCTGTGACATTGGCTCTGAATTCGTCGATGTCATCAACGTACGAGCAGTTACATCAACCGTCACTGATTTCACGACATTCTCCAAAACCGGCGTTTCTTTTATCATTGCATCCAGGTCTTTTCCCACTTTTACAGCTTCATATCTGAGACTGTCAGATATGACTGGAAGCAACTTTTCCGCTCTTTCCTTTTCTTCTGGTGACATTGTCCTCCACAGGCCTGTCATATCTTCAATTGTCGCAAATGGAATCATTATGCATTCCCCGCTTTTTTCCTTGGACTTGCCGTCTTTTTCTGCGTGCTCCTAACTGTCCTCGTTTCTTTTTTAGGCACCCTCCGACTTGATTTTTCCGCTGTCTCTGGAACTTCTTCTACTTTTTTCGGTGTTTCCGGAATTTCTTCTGCCTTTTCCCAGTCACCACCACTTATTACAGAGGCTGTATCAATAACAGCCCCTGTTTTCCGGTTTTTATATTTCATCTTATTCCTCCACGATTCTTGCAAAGGCTTCCGGAATCATGATTGCCCATCCAAGATAGATTTCTGCGCGAATGTATACCTGATTGTATCCTTTCAGGTCCTTTCCGGAATTATCCGGATCACCATACTGGATGATTTCCATCGGAATTTCTTTGGAGTATCCCCATTTAAATCCATCCTGGAAGTCTCCAACAATTGCATGATCTTTCGTAGTAGCCGCATTTAATGTGCTGTTCACATCACAGGCCATTCCGTTAAAACTCTTCGGGGATGCCCCGAAAGCAAACTCCGGATACTGTTTAATACCATTTGCTTTTACTTTAGCCATCGCTGCTCCAAATGTCTTGGATAATGCCAGGCCATTTACATTCCATTCAGCACCATCTACCATTGCGATTGCTGCTTCCAGGTTCTCATCCGGTGTCGCTTCTGCATAAGTTACTGTCTGTGTTACTTTGGAATCGAAATGGTTTGTTCCTACCACAGTAGATGCTGTTTTCGTACGAGGATTAATTCCATGCATTGCTGCAAGATCAATGCCTTTTGCAACCTTCTTCGCAAATCCATCATTAAATGCTGTCAGAATATCCAGCTGTGCTTCCTCTGTTGCGTTCAAAAACTCATCTGATACTCTTGCTCCGTACTCAAATTTAATCGGCACAATGGATACCGGCTCCAGGGTGATACCACCCTCTGTTTTCTTGCCACCCTCTGCCACGATATCAATGTCGTTATCCATGGAAAACACGAATTCCTTCAATCCATTAAATGGAATCGGAGTCTGTGCGCATAACGCCGCCAGAGAAGATTTTCCTCTAACCTTAGTCATCAGATCTGTTACCAGAGTCGGATCAAATAAACTACCTTTCGTTGTTGCCATAATTTTTATTCTCCTTTCAATCCTGCAAGCATTTTCTTCATTGCTTCACGTTTTTCATTCACGCCTTCCGGTTCTGTAGAAGCCAGCGGTGCCCTTCTTCCAGATGCTTTTAAGTATTTTGCCATTTTTTCAGCGTCTTTTTTGATAGAGTCCTCATCTTCTCCAGATAACCTTTCGGCCAGTTCATAGGGAATTCCGTTTTCATGGGCGATTCTCATTTTTACCGAGTTGGTCTCGTAACCCTTTACTTTTCCCTGTAAGGCTTCCAGCTGTTTTTTATAGCCCGGATTCTTATCGTCTCCGTCTACTGCTTTTTTGTACTCCGCAATAGTTGTTTCATACCCATCTGCTTTTTTCTTCAGATCGTCGTACTCTCCCGCTTTCTTTTTGTAATCTTCGTACCCTGAGAATTTTTCCCGTTCTCTTTCAAGTCTGTCTTTGATTACTGCATCCAGCTGCTCCTGCGTAGTAATTGCCTCAAATGCCATTTTGTTGCTCCTTTCCCCACTTAACCCGGTGGTATCGGTAATTTTATATATTAAAAAAACACCCTTGTCGGGTGCTCTTTAATAACTGACTCTTTGCTTTTTCTTTATTTCTTTTGTTGTACTACATGCCCAGTACGCCAAGATCACACTGTCCAGCAAGGCTATCTCTATTCCTTCTTTCTGTGCTTTATAACCGAATCCTCCATTGGATCCGATCGCACGCTTTTCGCAGTTTCCAACAGCATTCACAAGAGACGGCTGCGCCATATGACGTATATTATCCTGGTATAGTCCTTGTTCAAACGCCGTATTTGCTGCGATAATTTCCTTTACTGTTGGCAGTACCGGTGCTTTCAGTCCATATTCTTTCATTTCCGCTGCTAACAGCTGCTGCCCATTTGCTCCATCTATAACTACTTTTTTCGCTTTCCATGTTGTCAAATATTTAAAAATCCAGTCAGTTCCTGCCCTTACTTCCCTGCAGTCTATAGCTTCCACAAATACTTTTCCATCTTTTGTTTTAGACGCCACCGACATAACCACATTTGTTCCATCGTGGCCATATTTAATTCCCACAAAAAGCGGTCCTACCAGATCTGGCAGCTTTTCTGCTTTCAGTTCATTCCATTCAGCTTTGCTGATTGCAGATTTTTGGTTATACCGAATCCAATATCCAAGACGCTGGATATTAAAATCCACAATATCTGCTCCTACTTCATCCAGGATTTTCCTCTCTGTAAGAATGGTTCCCAACGATGGATTCGTTTCATACCATGCTTCTTTATCCTTCGGATCCGTTTCTTTTTCTACTGACCACTCGGCCCATCCCGCATTTTCATTTCCTCCTGACAATGTGGTTTCTCTAAATTTCGTGAATACGGTACCAGAACTTACCGGTGTTGGTGGTGTTCCGCAGAATATTGTCTGTGGGTTTTTGCTGTCTGATACTACATATTTCAGTGCACTTTCCTGATCATCCTGATATTCCTGTGCCTCGTCAATAATTAACAAGTCAAATCCTTCACCCAAACCACCTTTTGAAGTTCGGGTTCTAAATTCAATGCATCCTCCTCCAGAAACTTCAATATGTTCTTTTCCAAATGCTTTATACGAAGAAACGACCTTTATCCCTGTTTTTTCAAGCAGTTTTAAAAGCCGTTCCCATGCGCTGTGTGTAGTTGTCGTTCTGTGAGCTGTATGGAGAATATGTTCTCCTATGCTTAGTCCAAACATCTCACGGATTGCTACAATCTCATTTTTTCCATTTCGTCTCGGAACTGCATAACCATATTTCGTATGGATCCACAGTCCTTCTTCGTTGTATGCCAGAAGATCCGCAAGTAACAGTTCCTGCCATTCCTGTGCAGTCCTTCCTGTTGAATTGTATAAATCAATAGCTTCCTGACCGCGGGTTGAAGTATAAGGCAGCACAACCGATTGTGTAGGTGTCTGGCGTCCTCTCCTTATCTCTCCCATCATTGCACCTGCGTTTCGTTACATTTCGTTTTCTATTTCCTTCATCATTTCCAAAAACATTTTTTCCGGAGTCCATTCGCTCAAATAATATAGGTCGCCATCATCTGTATTATTTCTTTTTGCTTCGTTTTCGTCATCAGCAAATTCGATTACAAAAGCATTGTTCTCTCCTCCAAATTTCATAAAAGCAATATGAAATACAACTTGATTAGGAAGTACATAGAATTCCGCATCATTGATCTGAATTTTTTTGAATTTTTCATTCAATTTGCCTTGAATATAGTCCAAATACTCTTCTTTCTTATCCATCTATTTCCTCCCCTTTCATGTCGTATCGTCTAGTGCCATTTGTTCCATCTGCGATCTTATAGTATGCACCTTTATGGTGACTCCTGCTTTCTGGGTGGTATTGAAAGTATTTGTCTCCATCATATGAAATTCTGAATCCTCCGCCTTCTTCAAATGGAATTCCTTTAAGATTTCCTCTTCCTAGCGGTTTTACCTCATATCCTTCTTTTTCAAATGTATCTTTGATTTTATCAGGTGTATACGATGCTAATCGTTTTGGATGAGCTACAAGCTGTGCCGCCAGCTGCTGTATTCCTATCTTTTTTCTTTCTTCAATTATAGTAGGTTCCGCTTCATATTTCCACTGTTTTGACCATACATTTTGTCTTTTTCCACTTCCAGGATCATACTCCACTGTACAATTACAGTTATCATGCCTCCGGTACACATCTTTCGGCACATCCGGGTAAGAATACACTCCTGCCATCCTGCTGCACCAAGCACAACATTTTCCAGAACTTTTCCGGACAATCTTCGGCTTCAAACCTGCCTTGTAATGGAATTCCGCGTTTTTTTTGACCGACTCATCCACAACCTTCTGTGTGAATGTCTTCACTGGCGCATCCAGAATCCATTTTATTGAATCGAACTGTTCCTCTGAAGATATTCTATTCACCAGACCGTCTATAGCGTCCTGGTTCAACGCCGGTCTGATTGCTTTCACCCCCAGGCCTGCATTTTCATTCAGAATCTTCTGTGCTGCTTCTGCATAATCCGCTGCATTTTCATAGTTTTCTTTCATCGTTGGATCAAGAATCCGAAGTGCGATATTGTAATACATCTTTCCATCTGGAAGCACCTCGGAAGAGAGCTGATTCTGATACACAGCCGCCAGAATTTCTCCAAGCTCCCGTGCTGCCTCGGCTGCTCCCTCATAATCCGCTCTTCCGGCCTTAATAGCCTGCTCATATTCCGCAAGGACCTTGCTTTCCTGTATCCGCCGTCGATACTCTCCTTGAATCTGTTGCAGTAAGCCCGGTGCCACATCTTCCATGCACTACACTCCCTCTCCTGTTCCTGCTGCCGGAAGGCTGCTGGCATCTATTCCTGTCAGATCCCGCAGGTTATCTTTGTTGAAATATCCCGGAACAGCCTGATTAATTTTGATTGCTCCATCACCAATCAGTGACAGCATAGCAGAATCCGGCTCAAACACAGGCTCCCACATCGGTTTTGTTTCATATACCCGATTTCTGTAATATGGGTATTCATCCCTAAGACACACCGCCAAGTATCCAACGTTCAGTAATCCGCTTCCGAATGTTCTTTGTGCCTTTCTGGCTACTAGACGGAGATTTTCATGTGATGCTTTAATAGCCTCTGCACTGGCCGGATTTTCTGTCGCAAATCCCAGATCATCCAATGTAAGCCCTGTCTCACCTGCAAACATTGCAGCAAACATCCTAAGCTGTTCCGTATGCGGAGACATTGACTGCTGCGAGAACTGACCTATTGTCGGAAGATTTCCGTCTTCATCTCTTCCAATATCCAGTAAGCTTGACATACTGGCTTTCCATTTGTCCATCTGCTCCGCTTCGTCTGACATTCCCAAGACATATTTTTGAGGGAACGAATAAAACTCTGCAGATATTTCTGATCTCTTCACAGTTCTCAATGCAGATCCCATAATCGACATACAGGCTCTGCTTATCCTGGAATGTCCAAATACTCTTTTTGCATCAGGTCGATTGATGATCGGAACCAATAACGGAGCCGGTGCTGGATTGCCTTCTGTTTCAATATAGCTCTCCCCTTTTCTGTAATAGACGGTTTCTTCTGCTGTGAAATATGCTTCCAGTGTTGGATTCCCCTCATCATTTCTTTCCAATACCGCATATCCTTCCTGCAACAGACCTGTGATCGGATTGATTATTCCCGTTGCATTCCCGCCGTCAATCACCTGCAGCCGCGGAAAATTCTCTTCTCCCATGGAAATGTAAATAAAGCAGCATGAAGAAATCATTGCCGATAAAACCGCACTGTCAAACAGCACATCCGGATTGTTCATTCGGAACACTTCATTCATCCCAAAATCGTCATTCTGAAATTCTCTGAATACCAGCCTGTCAGCCAGTGAGTCCACTGCTTTTCCGCACCATCCCAGCACTGAATTAAAATTTCGTAATTCTGGCGGGGTTGATATACCAAAGTCTTTCACACAATTTTTCATTTCATAGTACTGATATCGCAGATTTACGCGAGTCCTTTTGATATTCAATTTCTTTCTGAGGTATCCTATTCCCCTGTATTCTGCCATTGAAAATCCTTCCTTTCCAGGCCTCTCTTTTTTTGCGTGTGTTTTTTTTCGCAGTGACGGCGTGAACATCAGAGCCACGCCCACAGGGGGAGGTATGCCCCTCTTTATTTGCTTTTGTAGTGTTCCCAGTCAAACGTATGAGGCAATACTCTATTACTTACAATTTCCTCCTGCGCTACCGCAGAACGTACAATAAGTTTGTCAGATTTCTGTCTGTTGCATGTCCAATGTGCCAGCTGCATATTCTCCAGATCTGACGGGTGCCCGCCTTTTGCAATCGGAATAATATGATCAATGCAAGGTGACAATGGATGCGGATATTTCAGTGAAAAATCCACAGGCTTTCCACATATTCCGCATACTGTCTGCGTTGCATATATTTTCTTTTTATTCTTTTCAAACGCACCTCTGTGCGTTCCATCCTTATCCGGTCGGTATCGTTTCTGTTGCATATCGTTTCCTCCATTGCGCCGGCGCAAAAAGAGAGACGATATCGTCTTGATATCGCCTCTCTTCACGCTACTATTCTACCACATCTAAAACGAAAAAAACGAAAAAACTTTTAAAAATTATATAGATGCCACATACTGTCGGAACACCACCTCTGGATCCTTCATGGCTATGTAATGACGACGTGTCACATCGGATCCCTTGTGACCAATATAACAGCCTGCATCATCAACTGTTCCTCCCCTTCGTACAATATTGGTGGCTGCTGTCTTCCGGAAGAGGTGCGGATAGACTCTCCTGTTGATTCCAGATCTGCTCTCTATCTTCTTGATTTCCTCATAGATCGCTTCCTTGCTCAGCGTCCTCTGTCCGTACTTAGCCGTGAACAACGGTTGTGAGCTGCTCAACTCCTGCTGCCGGTCGATCTGTATGTAATCCTTCAGATACTTCAATGCAATTCCATCTAGGTATACCTTTCGCCATGTCTCTGTCTTCTCTCCGTAGATCAGAATCTCTCCCGTATTCCAATTGACGTCACAGATCTTGATATATGGAATCTCTCCACGCCGACAAGCTGTGCTCCGCAAGAATTCCATCAGTGCTCTGTCTCTTCTGGTGACACAACCTTCTTTGAGCTGTTCTACCTCTTCTGCCAGCAAATGTTCAACCGGTCTTCTCACTTCTTTAAAATTTTCAATATCCTCTACCGGATTGATCGAAATGAAATGCTGCTTCACCATCCATCGGAACAGTGCCAGAATCTTACGACGCTTATTATTCAGCGATGTCCCTGTGTTACCTTCCTTCTTCTTTGCACGAAGGTAATACTCTATATCCTCTTTGTCCATTGCTACCAGCGGTTTCTGAACATAGCGAATCAGTTCTCTGGCTGCTATCATGTATCCTTGCATAGTTGATTCTTTCAGAACCAGACTCCGCTTCAATTCATACAATGCCAATATATACTCATTGCTATCTGTAGCTGTTGCCGGCAGCGTCACTGCATCCACTATGTCCACCTGATACAGGCTTTCCGACAATACATTTTCCAGCATCATCATTTCATTTTTTCCCAGGTGTAAACGCATTTTTAACAGGATCTCATTTCTGAAATTTTCCTTTCGTGTCATAAGCATTTTTCTCCTTGCAATTCTGGGCAAAAATGCTATACTACATCTATCAGGGAATGCATATAGCATTTTCAGCAGGGCAGATGTTACCAGCATCTGTCCTGTTTTTTGTTATCTGTTCGTATGTTCGGAACTTATGTTCGCTTCAATAGTATTTTTTTACCGGATCATTCAGATCCGGTTTTAAAAATTTTCTGTGCTTCCATCCGACAACTGTCTGCCGTGCATTTTCCTTTCATCTTTTTTGCTACCTGCTGCCATGGAAGACCATCCACATATCTGTATCTCAATATCTGTCTCAATCTGCTGTCCTGTATGGTCTGTATGTATTCCTCCGCTTCTATTTCTTTCTGCAGTAGCTTTTCCTGCAATCCCTTAAGCATCTCTCTCTTATGGTTTACCAGCAGTTTCTGCCTGTTATAATGCTTTCTGTCCAGACCCGTGATTTTGATTGGCCCGAAGGTTCCATCCTCCCTTGTTCCGGTCACTGTATCAGAGACAACAAGGTTGCTGTATTCTTCCATTTTCCGTTCATCTTTTCGTATTCTTTCCTCCAGATCAGCTATCTCTTTTTTGATCTCTGACAGCTGCAGTAACGCTCCCTTGTCCATCTCTCCGTCTCCTCTCAGCTTATGCCTGTTTTCAATGCACACATGGTACACATCTTCTCCGGTTCTTCCCATCCTTCCGGATATGGCCTGTCCCAGCACTTGGCACCGCATACCGGGCATCTCACCAGCTTCCAGCTTGCTCTAGGTGCTATCGGGACATTCTTCAGCAGCGGCATCATCAGATACCCTCCCCTGTCACTCTTTTTTCTCGGTTCAATTTTTACTTCCATGAGCCTTTCTCCTTTCCCGTGCCGCCGATCGGAACATCATCAGTAGTATCTCGGATACAGGTCTGTTTCTGTCTTTTCTCTTTGCCTTCTTGATTGCTTTGAGATCGTACCAATTTTCCCGGTAATGCATTCCATCAGGAACATACACCCCTACGTTATGCGGTATTTCTTTTTTCACTTGCTCATACACTTCTTCTGGCATAACATAGTAGTTATAATCTCCCAGAAAATTATGACCATTTTTCGAATGAAAATCCTCTACTGAAGACTTCACTTCATAGCAATAGCAATCCCCTTTTTCGATTCCAGATACCGTATTGTTTAATGGTTTAAATCTCATATAATCCACACGTACCGCATCTACAGTTCCATAATCAAATGTCACCTCTTTCGCCCAATATATTCGTTGATCATTTCCAGGACAGATGTGATGCTGTATCGACTCTGATAATATTCTCGTTATTTCTGGTCTATTGCTCATCTGCCCCTCCCAGTCCTTTCAGCCGGATCACACCCGGTTCCATCTGTTTCACCCACGTCACTTTTCGGAACACTGCTGTCACATCTTCCCAGTCCAGCAATGCCTCCTGCAATACTGCCATATTTCTTCGTCCCAGTTTTACCGGCAACTTGGCTTTTTTCACGACATATCGTCTAAGCAGATTGGTATGTGCCTGCGCTTTGTATCTTATAAGTTCCTTCGGTACTCCCAACACATTTCCAAGCTCTTCAGCTGTCTTGTCCATGTCCAACAACCTTCCCGAATCATCATATAGATCATACAGTGCCGTCATGTTCCCAACCTCCTGTCTTTTATTAGCAGGTCAACATAAGTTGTTGTGTATCTCCTTCCCGTCTTCCGATCCTCAACCTCTATCACATGCTTATACTTTTTGACAACCCGGCACCTGAGCTCCTGCTGCCGGAAAACCATTGATTCTGTGCTCCAGTCTATTTTCTTGACTTCCACCTGGATCACCTCACCGATCTGCAGCCGGCGGCGGATTCGCTCAATTTCTTCCTTGCTGATCGGATTCCGGATTTCTTGTTCGTATTTCATTCATTCCACCTCACTTTCAATACCTGATTTCCGCATCTTTGATATTTGCTTCTTTAGCCATCTACTCCACCGCCTTTCACGATTTCCAGCAGATCATCTACCAAGTATGCAACTTCATACATCATCATGGTGGCATATGACTTTTCCTGCTGTTCCGCATCCTTGTTCCCATATTTTGTGCATTCCTTCAGGAATGTTGTCCGTTCTTCCAACTGCTCCACAACCTTGTCCGGGTCATAGGCGGTCGGTGTGCATTTTGCCGCAATCACAACTGGATCATTCTCAACTCTGCCTTTTATCAGTTCATCCTCATCAATCAGTCTCTTCATTCGTCCTCCTATTCCATGCTTTTATTGCGGCGTTTCTGCAAGAATCAATGTTTTCAATTGCAAGATCTTCAATTTTAAGGTCTGGACAATATCCATCTGTTTTTGCACAGCATTTTTTACATTCACACCATATCGTGAATCCTATATAATCCTTCTTTGCCGCTTTTATCTTTCCTGTTCCCCCGCAGAACGGGCACGGTTTAAGTTTCTCCATCATCTTTTACTCCCTTCTGTGCCATTTTTATTTTTTTCACACAATTTGGACATAAATCAAACCCATTCACCCTTGTTGTACATTCAGTACAAATTCTTCTGTCGCAAGTCATAATGTGGTTTTCAAATCCTAGATTTCTCGCATATGGCGCAATGATCTTTCCTCTCGGCATGTCACACAGCAGCGTTGCTTTTCTTTTTCGGCAAAACTGGCAGCGATCTTCTTCTGGTATAAACTCAATTATCTTTTTCATTGCATTCGTCATCCAGATAATTTCTCCCCATCAATTGGAAGAACTCCTCCCGGCTATGGCTCTTCTCATATGCTCTCTGTACATCCCGCTGCAGTAGACGCATCATATCCGCGTTATTGTGCACTGCATCCGATCCTTCCCGGTGATGTTCTGCACACAACCGAACAGTGAATCCGTTCTCTTCTGATATTTTTTTGTTGGGTCCATCGAAAATGTGGTGCCTTTCCAGGTACGTCCAGTATCTGACTATTCCCAGCCGCTCACACAAATAGCATTCTCCCGGTCTCTGCTGGATGATAGAGGGCGGATGCTTCATCCGCCGTTTCTTCGTTTTCTGTTTCGGATACATCATATCAGTGCCTCCAGATGCTCTACCAGCTTCTGTGCCTGCTGCAATGCCGGTGGATAATTCTGCAATGCAATATTCCCCTGAATGCAGCTGAGCAGTGACAGACACTCTTCCACCCGTTGAGCAGCCGTAGGTTCCACCGTGGCTTCCTGCTCATGTCCATTGATTGTAGCTGTTGTTGTCTGCATTCCTTCCGGAAGCAGTTCTGGATGATTCATCACATTGTCCTGCCCCGGTATCTGCTGTTCCTCCTGCTGCCTGGATGGTGCTTCTGTCTTTGCTACTTCTGGCTTTTTCTTTACCTGGCTTTTCGTTTTTTTCTCTGATTTTTGCGCCGGCGCAATTGACGGCTGTTCCTTCTCCTTTCCTGCCGGTTCGGCCTTCGTGCTGTCAGCCTCAGAAGCCATGTCTCCCTCCTCTGTTTTTCCAGCTCCTTCAGTATCCCTGTCAGGCTCTTCTCCTGGCTCATTGTTTTCTTCCTCCTCCGAAAATTTTTCTTTGAACAGGTCCATAATTTCCGCATATGTGAACGCTGCCGGCTCCGATCGTCCCCAGATCTTCACTTTGACTTCTCGCTCATAGAAAAAAGCCATGGCTCTTCCTGATCTTACAGTTCGGTTTCCGGCCGGATTCAGCAGCTCCGAAAACTGTTCCGCTGTGATCCCGTCCCACACTGCTCCACGGATTGCTTTCAGTGCATTTTTCTGGGATTCCGGCCGGAACATAGCATCTAGAATTGCATCCATGGCCTGCCTGTTCTCTTCCGCTTCCGGTGTTGGATTCTGCCAGGTCTCCAATCTGGTTGGATCATTTTCTCCGTCTTTATTGAATCGCTTCAGTTCCCGGATGGATTCTCTCTGTGTCTCCGGCCGGATCAGCGCCGCATCCTCTTCCGGAAGCTGCAGCATTTCCGTCAGCTGTGCATAAGTGTAATTTTCATATCCATCTTTCAGCTGTCCTGCAGTGCAATATTTCCGGTACACGTTCATGAACCGGCTCACTCCGGCCGGATTCATGCCATATTCCTCTTTAGCCATTTCTGCAACGGTACTGTATCCATCCAGCTTATAAGCTCTCGTTTCATCGATCTTACACAGTGTCTCTCCGATCCGCACGAAACTCTTCACGATCGTTGTTATATGCGTCTTAATCTCATTTTTCAGTCCCAGATACTCGTCCATTGTGATCTGCTGCAATTCTTCCATCTTTTCCTCCTTATGCTGGTATCATGACTCCCTGTACAGCAGGCTGATCTGCTGCCAGAAGATTGTTCTGTAGCCTATATACGTACTGGTCAATCCATTCCTGCATATGTTTCTGATCCGGTTTCTTGTCATATGCTCCATACCACTGTCTGATTCTGTCATTCGATGCATCAATTTCCACCGTGATATACGGATTATCCGCATCTTCTCTGAATCTCAGCATCAAAATATAGCTCGTTCCCGTATCGTGTCTGCTCAAATATGTATCTCCACCAACGCAATGATGCAGGAGTCTTCCTTCCATCACAATTTCCTCTGCTGATCTTGCCGGGCGGATGATGTATTCTTCATCCTCGTAATAGTATTTTTTCCTGAGTTTCCTGTATTGTTTTCTAATTCCAGTGAATTTATTTTTCACTTCTATCAGTCGTTTATCCATTTCTTTCTCGTTGCTTTCCATTACCATGTGGTCGTGGGCTGTTTTCAGATTCCTTGGATACTGGTAGATCATATTGGTCAGATCATACCCCAATGCACGTCTCATATTCAGGTAATCCACATACGTTGTGGCCGTACTCCGGAGTCTGTGTTCGGCACTGGAGCATCCTGTTCCATATTCACATCCAGCATACTTTTCAATTCGATTCAGTAACTGCTGAAGGCTCATATACTCTGTGACAGATTCAATCTGTCCCCTTTCCAAATGCAGTTCTGCTATATGTTCAAATTGTTCATCCGTCCATGCTACGCCCATCCGGTATTCCATCTGCATAGCTTTCAGCAGGTCCAAATCGCCTCTACTTTCTTTCAGCTGACGCACTCTCTGTTTTCTGATTCCCAGAAATGTATTCAGGCTTTTTCCATTCTCATTGGCCACAATTCCGTACCGGCATTTAAGCAGTTTTTCGACGACACCATCTATCCCCATTTTCACAAGCATCTCAATCTGTGGAGTCTGCTGATATCTTTCCAGATATTCTATTGGATTGAATATTGACTTGTAATCTGCATATTCCTTCATCGCAGAATACTGAAACATTGTTCCAGACATGTTTTCATATGTTTTCCTCATAACATATCCATCTCTGATCTCAATATTAGCTATTCCGTTCAAATTGCAATCATCCCAAAAATCTTTTCCTGTATAATTATTGTGTTTATAATAGTCAATTTGGACTTTCTTATCCGGTTCAAAATATGCCCTCGCTATTTCCACACCTGAAAGTTTTTCATAGGCCCCACTCATCTCAATTCCTTTTTCCTCACTGATCTGTTCAAGAACCCACTCCTTACTCACTTCCACATAACGAATGACCATACCGGACTCTTTATACTTCTGTCCCAGGAATATATGTATTTTCTTTTCGTGTACGCCTTTCACTTTTCCTTGGCATTTGTATTCGCCTCGCGCTCCACACAGCGGACACTTCCCGATCAGTCCCTCTCTCGGTTCTTCAATCTGCTTCTGGAACTGAGATTCGTACGATATACCTGACTTCCACCTTCCGTGCGACACACCTCCACATTTACTGCAGGCAATGTCTGCCCAACTCCCCCGCTTTTTGTAATACAGGAAATGTTTTTCACTGAAATATAGTCTATCTGCCCGGTCCAGGATTACCTTTTCCGGAAGCTTTGGTGTATGATTCTGCCTGTCTTTCAACGCCTGCTGCCGTCGTTCGTACCTTCTACTACTCGCTCTTATCCTTTTGTCAGCAACAATGTCATTCTGGTATCTGGCTATGTAATCCCACCATTCTGCGTTTCCCCATTTTATGTCTTTACATATTTTTTTGATTCTGTTCAGATCTTTTTCGTCATACAAATCATTTTCTTTTTTTGTTCTTTCAGGATTATATTCACCTGTTGTATCTTTTTCCCACACCAAGCCATATCCGCTACCGTACCAATAACCATCGGGAAATATGTTACCTTGCGACCACTTCCCTGTCGCTGGAAAATAGGTTCCAAAATCTTTCTTTGTAAGCACGATCCTGGCAATCGGTACTTCCCTGTTTTTTCCGTTTTGGTACACTTCCAGGAACAGGTGCTGCTCATGTGCAATATTTTTAAATGCTGTAATGCCTACGTATTTTGCTTTTTTATTGTTCTCCGGTAATGTCAGATACGGAATCTTCTCAATTGTTTTTTCCTTCATGTCCTATTTCTCCATGTAGTACTGCAGAATCAATTTCTTGGCCGTTGCCATGCCTGGGATCCCCAGCGTACACCTTCCAGCTGTAACCCCTGCTGCCTTCATAATCTCCTTACTGATCGGAATCTGATTTTTGAATGACCACATCAGCAGCTTCGCAATGCATCCTTCCAGATTCTTTCCTTTCTTCCGGACCTGTCTGGCCAGAAGATCATTTTCCAGACACTGTGTCCGGATGTACTCCACCCAGTCTTCCATGATTTCTTTCGGCTTCAGCTGTTCACATTCGACATCCAGTTTCCCGATCGCCGCCGTCAGAGCATCACACAGCTCTGGTATGTCTCCGGACAAATACAATCCAACCAGTTCTTCCGGAATTCCGTTTTCTTTGGCCATTTCCCGCATACTCTCATAATCTTCTTCATTGGCCAGATTCTGTGCCAGTTCGTTAATCTCTGTATATGATCCCATCTCTCCAAATTTATCAAACATTCTTATCCTTCTTTCTCTTTATCAACTCTGCCACCAGATAATTCTTATAACTGTGCTGGTGTGCCAGGTCGAATCTGATCACATGCCGCACAGTCTTCTTCGACACCTGCTGCCACAGGAGCTTGTTCTTGACTTCATCGCCCTTGGATGTTTTCCAGCCATTTTCTTTCCAGCTCTGCAGGTCACGTGTGTAGCTTCCACGTAGGTACAGACTGTCCGTAAAGACTGTGATCTCACTGTCCTTGTTGACACGATTCAAAGCTGTCAAAAATCCCATCAATGCCAGCTGGTTAGGCGTCACGTCTTCTTCCCATCCATAATCCTCTATTGTGTGTGGCTCACCTCTGCCGTCTATGTATTCCAGCACATAACCGTACCACCCTGCTGTCCTCCGGACTCCCCGTATTCTTGTCTCCAAGTACATGTTGATCTTATACATTGTTCCTCACTCCTTATCCTGCCCGCCTCATCCGTGCCCGGACGTAGAACATCCGATTGACACCGTTATACAGCACCTCGGAATCTGTGTAGGTGTAATCCGGATACCACTTCCGCATTTGTTCCTCCACAGTTCCCCTATCCTGCACAAAGCCATTCACGTATTTTTCGATTGCTTTATAGGCTCCCTGCCCTGCTGCCGGACGCTTACTATGCACCTTCCGGATTTTAGGCTTCCGCAGGTTCGTCGAACATGACCAGCGTTTTTCCCCTTTCTTCCGGTTCGGCTCTTTTGTGATATACTTGGCCATCCCCGTAAGCCCATATTCATCCGGATCCAGACGCCGCGTCTCATTCCTCTTCCCCAGCTTCCATGCCTTTTCCACTGTGTCCTGATCCAGTTCTCCATCCATCACCAGATGGTGGTGGAATCTGATCTTACACTCCGGCGAATATTCTATGACATACACATATCGTATTGCCGGAAGTCCGCGCTTACGTCGACGGTACCGTAAGCGTTCTATGTAGTTCTGCATGTCCTTCCTGGCTTCTTCGACATCTGCCGGTTCATTTCCTGGACCATATGTCAGAGTGATCCAGATTCCGTCCTTCCCGAAGTTCTCGTTGATCAGACGTTCCAGATTCTTCCTGGAGTTCTTATCATTCAGTTTTCTTTGTGCTGCAGAGTTATCTTTTTTGATCCGTCCTTCTTCCGGGACATCCTCCATCTTTCCGAACTCTGGATAGATCTCAATCTCCAACTGATCTCCCGCAATGATCTCTTTCAATGCATAGACCATCTTCCGGTTATGCTCCCGTAAGGCTTTCACGAAGAACTCATCAATATCTTCCAGACTCTGCCGGAATGCTGCCTCATAGTCATACGGAACCCATCCGTCCCGTTTCTTTCCCTTCTTCATCCGGCTTCTCACTTTCACTGACTTGTTACTATCTATTACGAGGTCGGAAAAAGCCTGTTTTTTTCTGCATTCTCTTGCTTTTTCCGTCACCGGATGCTATCATGAAATCATAACTTCATTGGTGATAGCATCATCCTTTATAGCGTCCGGTTGCCGCCGGGCGCTATTCTATTTCCACACGAAACTGGAACTGCAGATCAACATCCCGGAATGCCATATCCGGCAAGTCCTCTGCAGATACACTCCGCAGATTCCTTTTCCGATGTCCCTGCTTGTCCAATTCCTTACGATACACATTGGTATCAATTCTAATCTTTCTCACCAGCCTCTCCCGGCTGATCCCGCTCCGTCCGAAAAATACTGCCTGATCCCAGAACAGTACTTTCCCTGATTCTTCGACAATAATCCGGTCACCTCCAGATATCCTATCCAGCAAGTTTCCCAGTGTCATATCATTTCCCAGAGAAATAATGATCCCCTACTTTCTTCCACGGTGTTCCGTATTCGGAGTACCGGCCTGCGGTGAAGTAGTAAATCTCTGGCCATGACCGGTTCTCCAACTCCATCCGTACTGCTTGGAACGTTTCTTCCGACACGGATACCTTGTCCATGCCCCCATCCCAGTATGATGAGAAGTGTGTAGGTTGGGATATGACCTCTTCAATGGTGTCTGGCCAGTCCGGATCATCCACCCGGTTCAGTATCACGTCAGCAACCATCCGCTTGCCATCCAGCCCTTGATTGCCAGCCTCTGCTTCAACGCAGATCGCAAGCATCTCCAAGCTGTCCCAATATTCCTCTTCTTCAATTTCTTCTGCGGTCGGCATGTCTCCGGCCGCTTTGGTTATCAGCTTCGGTGCTGCGCTGAGCAGCATCAGAATCCACAGTGCTGCACTGAGCAGCAATATGATCAACGCCTTATTATTTTTCATAGATCCACTCCTGTTCCAGCCATTCCATGGTCTTGTCCAGAGTCAGTGCAATCCCGGTCATTAGGCATATTGCCGTCGGTATAACGCACCAGATACTCGATCCGACTCCGCTCATTATGATCGGTGCTGCCACGATAAGAACGTCCCCAA